TCCTTCCAGGACACGGATCGCGGGCTGGACGGCGTAGAGGAAGGCATCGATCGTGCGCTGCTTGTGCGCGATCGTGTGTTCGAGGCGGGTGATGATTTCCCGCTGCTGGAGGAGCCGCTGGGCGGCGACGTGCGCGGAGAAACGAGCGTGAGCCGACGGTGCGCCATGCTGTACTGCCTTCCTCGATGCGTCCAGAATCAGGGCCGGATCCAGATCGGGATCCTCAAACAGGGCCGCGGGCGGGCATTCCAGAAAGGCCGCGATCTTATCGATCTCCACGATCCGAATGCCGCGTTTTCCACGCAGAATCATCGACAACCATTGACTGCTGTGGCCCACCGCCCGCGCCAGTTGCGCCTGGGTAGCCCCATTCAACATGAGGCGCCGTGTGATCTGCCGCCGCAGAAAATCCAGTGTGTTACGTTCCACCATTTGTTCACGCGCACGGTAGCGTGAACCGCTAGTTCACGTCCAGGTCTTTTTTCTTGCACCGGGATATCCACTCGGAGTTACACTCCACGCAGTGAGGACGACCGCACGGCGCCGGAGCAACGCATCGATCAAGGCACAGATCCAGACATGGCTCCGCGCCGGCGGCCACACACAGCGGTGGCTGGCGCAGCAACTGGGCGTGACGCCCACGTACGTCTCCATGATCCTGAACGCCCGCCGTACGCCGTCCCTCGGGATCGCGAAGCAGCTGGAGGATCTCACCGGGATTCCCGCGATCGCCTTTCTTCCCTCGCGCGCCGCCTAACTCCACCGATCACTCTGAAGGGAGCCCTAAACAATGGCCGCTACTCTGTCTCCGCTCACGCCGCTCGCCGCATCGCGTAGCAAGCCGCCAGCCGCCGCGCCTTCGCCCAAGCCCGCACAGCTGATCGATCTCACGGAAGTCTGCCGCCGGACCGGCTTCGGCCGCACGACGATCCAAAAACTCCTTAGAGAGGGGAAGTTCCCGCCGCGTGTGAAGGATCCAGATATCCGCGGCACGCGCTATTCCGCCGCCGCCGTGGAGGCCTGGATTGAGGATCGCATCGCGCGCGCCACGGGCGGCCGATGATCGCGATCCGCCTCACATAGGGAGCTCTCGATGCGCGCCCGCCTGCTGAAACCGGGTTTCTTTACGAATGAGGATCTGGCGCAGCTGCCGGTACGCGCGCGTCTGCTGTTCGCGGGCCTGTGGTGCTTGGCGGATCGGGAGGGGCGCCTGGAGGATCGGCCGCAGCGCATCAAAGCGGCGATCTTTCCGTATGAGCGGCTGAGTGTGGAACCGCTTCTGGCGCTGCTCCATTCAGCGGGCTTTGTGAAACGGTACACCGCCGCGTACACGCGCTGTCTCGCCTTGCCCACGTTTGCCAAATATCAGCATCCGCATCATCGGGAGCCGCCGTCTTTATTGCCTCCGCCGCCGAAGCTGCCGCGGAAAGCCGCGGCTAGGTTGGGGCAGTGCCCGCCCGATCCGGTACCTGGATCCGGTACAGATCAAGATCAAGATCAAGATCCACCGCGCGCTCCGCGCCCGGCGCCCGGATCACCGTGCGCTCCGCGCCCGGTCTACATGCCGCGCTTCAAGGCGTACTGCGCGATCGCGGCGCGCGTGCTCGAGGCGACACCGGATGCCGATCTCGGAGAGCTCGCGGCGCAGTTCAAGCTGGCCTGCGCAGGCCAGCAGATCCCGTACGACGGAGAGATCACACGGAAAGCCATTGATGCCGTGATCAACGCACGGCGCCGGAGGGCGTGATGGAGTACGTCTGTGCCGACTGCGGCGGCGTGTTCGTGGCCGCACGGAGCGATGCCGAAGCGATCGAAGAAGCCCGGCACAACTTCGGCGTGGCTGACCCGGTGGCGGCGGGCTACGCCATCGTCTGTGATGACTGCTATCAGGCCATCATGCGGCCGCGCACGATGCCCGAACCGGAAACGCAGATCGATCTGCGGTGTCCCGCCTGTGGCCACGTCTGGAACGTGGCGGCGCTGCTCACCGGCGTCTGGTGGTCACGCGCCGTCACGCCCGCCGCCATTGCCGCGCTCTGCTGGTGCCCGAACTGCCGCGAGGCGCCGCCGATGGAGCCCGCGCCGCCGCCGCCGCTCCGCTGGGAGGCGCGATGATCCGCACGGACACGATCAACGAACTGGCCGCAGCGCTCGCGCAGGCGCAGGGGGAGATCGCGCACGCGAAAAAAGAGAGCGAAAATCCGCATTTCCGCCACCGCTATGCCGATCTCGCCTCGATTTGGGATGCGTGCCGCGTGGCCCTCACCACGCACGGGCTGGCCGTGGTGCAATCCCCGCGGCTCGTGGCGGGCGGCGATCTCTGGCTGGTGGAAGTGGAAACCACGCTGTTTCACCAATCGGGCCAATCGGTCAGTGATGTGCTCGCGGTGCCCGTGAATCCGGCCAGCGCCCAGGCCGTGGGCTCCGCGATCACCTATGCGCGGCGGTTTGCGCTCGCGGCGTTCGTGGGCGTGGCGCCGGAGGAGGATGACGCGCACGCCCATGAGCGCGCCGCCTGATCGGCGCGTGCGCGATGTGGCCGCCGATCGGTTTCCTGAGAAACCCGTGGTGGAGACGGCGCGCGTGCAGGTGCTCGGGATCGTGAAACGGCAGGGCAAGACGGGCGGCGAACAGTTTATTCTGACCGCGGACGATCAGCACACGTACCAGACGGCGGCCGAAACGTACGCCACGATCGCGAAGGCCGCGAAGGCCTCCGGGCGCCCGATCGCGATCGACTACCGCCAGACGCCCGCGGGGCGGGAGATCGTCATGGTGCACCCGCCCGCGGAGCCGCCGCCGGAGCTACCAGATCCCCGGCCGGTGATGCGTTCGTGAAAATGATCACTTCGCGCGGCGTGATGTTCCCGCGGCCGCTGGCGGATGAAAAAGCGGAGCAGGCCTCGATCGTGAATCTCACGGGCCAGCTGGGCGGCCGGGTGTACGTGCTGGGCACGCGGCGCGCGAACTACTGCGGCGTGTGCGGATCCCCGTCCACCGATCGCGGCACGCGCCAAACGGAGGGCCTGGGCGATCTGGCGATCTATCTGCCGCCTCCGCGCGGTGCCGGCGGCGCCTGGGTGTTTCTCTGGATCGAGTGTAAAGGCCGCGGCGGCACGCTCACGGAGGAGCAGGTGGCGTTCCGCGCGATCAATCAGGCGGCGCACGTGGCCCACGTGGTGGGCGGCCTCCACGCCTTCCTGGAGTTCCTCGAGGCGGGCGGCTGGGTCCGTAGCCGCTCCGTGTGCGGGACTCACAGCGGGCGGTGAGGGACAGATGCGCACAGCGGTGGACAGATGGCGGCACCGGGTGACACGGCCACGCCTGTACCTCGCGCCGTGGGAGCAGGAGACGGGCAGCCCGCGCCCGATGCAGGCCTGCACGTGTTCCCTCGCGGGCGCGCCTCTGCCGGGGATGCGGATCCCGTGGATCCCGTTTCACGAAATGACGGCCACCGATCCGCGCACCACGCGCGGGGGCCGCCGGGCGCCGGAATAGTTTCTGAATAATTTTGGAGGATCTGACAGATGGCAAAACCCACGGGCAATATCACGCAGGAACGCGCCGCGCGCCGCTTTCACCAGATGGCGGTGCTGGAACGTCAAATCGTCCTCAAGACTGACGAGATCGCCAGCTGTCGCGCGCACCTAGCCGAACTAAAAGACGCGCATGAGGGGCTGCTAATTCGACTGCGCACGGCGGCGCGTGACGAAGGCGAGCTCCCGCTGTTCAACCTGGACGGCGACGACGACTGACCACGGGGGAAACCGTGAACCGTAGAGACGCGATACGAATTCTGGCGGGTGTGCCCGGCCTCACGACGGTGCAGCGCGCCGATCTGCATCCGGGCGATGTGTTGGTCGCGGAGATCGCGGGACATGCCACGAAGGTGGACATGGACGCCATCCGGGCGGCGCTCAGCTATGTGTTTCCCCGGAACAAGATCATCGTACTGTGCGACGGGCTGACGTTGAAGGTCGTACGCGATGCCTGAACGCCACGCGCAGGCGCGGGGGCAGACACGGCGGCCGCCCGCGATATGTGAGGCCTGCGGCCGATCGTTCTGGCGGCGAAGTAAAGGCGCGGCACGTTGGCGCTACTGCTCCCGCGCCTGCGTAGGGATCGGGCAACGTCGCCCAAAGATGATCTTCTGCGAACGCTGCCGGGAGCCATTCCAGGCGAGGCCGCTACGGGGCTGGTCCCAGCCGCGCTACTGCTCCCGTATATGTTCGCATCCTCGCGCGCTAGCGCGTAAGCAGCTGAGGCTCCGTAAGCGGCTGCTCGCGATTCTCCGGCATAGGGCGCGCGTGCTTCGGCCGCCCAAGCGCGCGCCTTATCAGACGCAACTGGGTGGGTTCTGTCTGCTTCAGTGCCCCGCATGCTTTGCGCCCATGCCGCGCGGTGCCTACTCCGATCGGCGACGCTTTTGCCGCCGGTGTCTGCCGCTGATGGAAAAACGCCGCTGGCTCTGGCGTGGGCTCACGGGCCCGCCGCTCTACGAAATGCTGATCACGCTCGGGTTATTGAAGCAACTTAACAGGGAAGTACAAGACGTGGAGGCCGTATATGTCCGAAGTGGTGAAAACAATGACGCTGGCGGAAACACGGAACATTCTTTCCTCAGAGATCGATCGGCTGCGGAAAGGTGACACGACGGCTAGCAATGTGAACGCAATTTGTAATGCGATAGGGAAGTTTCTCGGGAGCGTGAAACTGGAATTAGAGATCGATCGATTGATCGGCCGGAAACCTCACGCGATGCTGGCCGCGATCGAGGCGCCTGGATTGCAGACGGAGCCAGCGGCGGCGCCCGATCCGCAGAAACCGAATTGATGCCTGAACGCCACAGCCAAGCGTGCCGCGTGCTGGGCTGCGCCCAGGTGGAGCCGTGCCCGCAGCATGGCCGCGCGGCCACGCGCCCGGCGTTCGATCGCGCCCGCGGCAGCGCGGCGGCGCGCGGCTACGATCACCATTGGCGCGCGTTCACCGATCGGTACTTCGGCCAGCTGTACACGTTGAAGGTGCCGCGCGCCGGGCTCTGCGGCTGCCGCCATCCCGCCGCGCCGGAGACGGCCGATTCCGTGTGTGCGGCCACCAACGCGCCGCAGCTGGCCACGCTCGTGGATCACATCATCCCGATCACCGGCAAGGCCGATCGGCGCCGGTTCGATCTGAGCAATCTGCAAGGGCTCTGCGATCGGTGTCACAACCAAAAGCGGCAGCGTGAAAGCACGCAGGCCAAGCGGCGGGGCGCGTGATCACCGTCAGGATGACCTTAGAGGAGCGCGCGGCGTTCGCGGTGATCCGCCGGGCTGGCGGGTTTACGAGCGATGCGGATGTGCTGCGCGGCGCCTTGTTTTGGTACGCGCGGTTTCTGCACGTCCCCCAGGCGCCCCATCTGTTTGCGATCGGGCGGCGGCCGCGGCGGCGCCCGGCCCCGCCAGAGGAGACGCCATGACCCGAAAACGCCACTACACGCTCAATGACGTGGTAGCCGAGATGGTCATTTGGGCCAAGGACGGATGCGTCGGCGAGCACGAGATGTCGTGCTCTGACGCTGAAGACGAACGACATCCAGAGGACTGGTGCTATCGGTGCTTGATGGGAGCCGCCGCAGAGCTGATTACTGAACAGCTCCAGGCCCCGCCAGATGAGACGCGATACCCACGTTGTCCTGAATGTGGGCACACTGGTTGCGGTGGACATTTATCGAAGCCAGCGGCCCCGCCAGAGGAGACGCCGTGATGGATCTCGACGCGATCGAGGCGGCGCGCGATCTCCTCCTAGACGAGACGCAGAAACTCTCCTCGGTGGGCTACATCTGGCGCGTGCACGCGGCCATGCATCTGGCCGAACAGATCGATCGGGAGCTCCGCGGCGGCGCCCGCCGGTGGAGTGGGGAAGATCAGGCGATCGCGCTCGTGAAGGCAGGCGCGCGCGATCTGGAGCAGGCCGCCAAAGCGCTGCTCGAGGCCGCCGAACAGTTCCGCACACGGGGCCACGGCTGGCAGGCGAACCGCGCGTACCACGCCGCGCAGGGGGCGGCGAAGGCCGCGCAGGCGCTCGATCCGGCGTAACAGTGCGTGATACTAGGAGCAGAGTTCACATTGAGTTACTATCCCAGCGGGCCCACGTCTAAAACCCTGGAGCGCGTGATGATCTCCATGCTGCGATCGCTACTTGTCGCCTTTCTCTGTGCGGCCACGATCGCCTGCGGCGATGCCGTGATCAACGTGCCCACCACGCCCACGTCCACGGCGCCGGTGAAACATACGATCCAGTTCCGCGTGCTCGGCAATGCCACCAGTGTGCGCGTGCGGTACGCCACGCCGGTGGATGGCCTGGGCCAAGAGATCACCGCCATGCCGTTCTTCAGTACGCAGCAGGTGGCCGTGGACAGCATGTTCCTCTCCCTGGAGGCCACGCCGATCTCCTATGGGTTTGGCGTGCTGTATCCGTTTCTCTCCGTCCAGATCGTGGTGGATGGCGCCGTATTCCGTGAGGCCACGTCCCAGGACTTCCTGCTGGCGCCGCTGGCCACGAGCGGGCAGTGGCGCCAGTGACGTGGGCCCGCCTCCGGCAAGCGTGCTGCCCGCACAGCCACCTGTACCGGGTGACGGAGGGCAGCGTGCGGTACTTCCGTTGCGCGTGCGGGTATCAGGTACCGCAGCTGCGGCGCAGCCCGGCCGAGCAGGAACGTGCGCGCGCCCTGCTGCGCGGCACACGCGCGGCCACGGGGGAGGGGGGGGGAGTCTCCGCGCCGCGCAGGCAATGGCTCTAGACCCCTCGGGGCCCTTACGTGTGCCTCTGCGAAATTGGGGATCGGGGTTTCTGGCGCCGGGCGCGATGGGGAGGGGATCGGCGGGAGGATCGGGCGGCTCACCGTGGGGAGATCAGGCCATGAATGACGTGAGAGCGGGAGAGATCCCGGTGAGAGCCGGGGGAGAGATCGCGGAGTGTGAGGAGGAGATCCTGGAATGGCTCGCGCACACGCGCACACTCGCGGGGCGCCTCCGCATATTGATGCCGACGATCGCGGCCACGCTGGCGGAAATCGCGGATGAAGTGGAGGAGTGGCCGGAGCCACCAGGCGTATGACCGATCACAGAGCCGGGGGAGAATTGCGAGAATTCAGCGCGGAGATCCGGCGGTGGATCGCGCACACACGCACACTCGCGGGGCGGCTCCGGGCGGCCGTGCCTGGATCCCTCGCGGCGATCCTGTCTGCCAGCGCGGATCAAGTGGAGGATCTTTTGGGCGGATGGCCAGAGGAGCCGCCCGGCGTGTGAAGGGCCGCAAGCCGATCCCCACCGCGCTGAAGATCGCCCGCGGCAATCCCGGCCAGCGGCGGATCTCCGATGATGAGCCGCAACCCGCGGCCGTGTTCGATCTGACGGTGCCGGAGATCCTCCAGGCCGATCCCGGCGCGGCCGCGGAGTGGACACGCACCGCGCCGCGGCTCCAACGCCTGGGCCTGCTCACGGAGGTAGATCTGGATGCGCTCACGCTCTACTGCGCCACGTTCGCGCGCTGGAAAGCGGCGGAGCGTGAGATCCAGCAGCATGGCCTCATGGTGCCCGCCGGGCGCCGGAAAAAGCAGCTGATCGTGTCTCCGTATCTGCTGATCTCCATGAAGGCGCAGGCGCAATGCCGCGCGCTCCTGATTGAATTTGGCCTCACGCCGGTGTCACGCACGCGCGTGCACGTGCCGAAACCAGACACCGCGAACACGCAGCGGGATCGTTTCTTTGGCCCTCACGCCGTCCCTCGCGCGGGCGCGTAAGCGCGCGGCACCGCCACCGGCGCGGCCACGCAGTGGCGGCTGGTGGGGCGCAGGCCCGCCGCCTACGGCGCGCTGGCCGGGCGTGACGATCGATCTGCCCGCCGTGCGGCGCGCAGGCCGGTGGGAATCGCCCGATGGGAAGTACTTCTACGATGCGATCGAGGCCGATCGCGCGGTGGAATTCTTTCCGCAGTACCTCACGCACCATATCGGGGAGTTTGCCGGCCGCCCGTTCCAGCTGCTCCCGTATCAGGCGCAGCTGCTCACGCGGCCGATCTTCGGCTGGAAGCGCGCGGCCGATGGGTACCGGCGGTTCCGCAAGGTGTTCGCATTTCTCCCGAAGGGCGCCGGAAAATCCCCGTGGGCCTCGGGTACCGGCCTGTATCTGATGCTGTGCGATCGGGAGCCCGCGGCGGAGATCTACGCGCTGGCCGCGGACAAGAATCAAGCGCGCGTAGTGCACACGAACGCGAAAATCATGGTGGAGGCCAGCCCGGATCTGGCGGCGATGTGCGAAGTGTTGCGCGACAACATCTATCAGCCCGCCAGCCGCTCCGTGTATCAAGTGCTCTCCGCAGACGCCACCACGAAGCACGGATTTCGCCCGCACGGCGCGATCTTCGATGAATTCCACGGCCAACCGAATCGGGATCTCTACGAAGCGATCAAGAAATCAATGGTGAAGCGGCGCCAGCCGCTCCTGATCCTGGTCACGCACGCGGGGATGGATGACGAGTCGATCTGTTACGAGGAGTACGACTACGCGAAAAAGGTACTGAGCGGCACGCATCCCGATCCCACGTGTCTGCCGGTGATCTTCGAAATGCAGGATACGGAGGAGTGGACGGCGCCGCGGACCTGGGCGCGCGTGAATCCCGGCCACGGGATCACCGTCCAGCCGCAGGCGATCGCGGCGGAGTGTCTGGAGGCGATCGCGGAGCCGCGCAAGCGGAACGATTTCCTGCGGTTTCATCTGAACCGCTGGACGAATCAGGCCACGGCCTGGATCCCGCTGGACTGGTGGGATCGGTGCACGCTGCCGATCCCGGCGGAGGCCGATCTGCGCACGGCGCCGGTGGCGGCCGCGCTCGATCTGGCGCAGAAGTACGATCTGGCCTGCTGCGCG